ACCACCAAATAATGCTCTACCAGCATCTCCAGTAAGTTCTCCAAATGTAGGAGTAGAGGCAACAATTCTTTGTCCTGTTTGACCTTTATCTGTAAGTTGTATTCCACGACCATATTTAGAAGCCTTCGCAAGTTCTGCTTCTCTTTTTTTAGAAATTTCACCACCCTCCATTATACCTTCCATAATGTTAGCTGTAGTTTCTTTTCTACTTGTTTCTCTTTTAGCTTGTGCTTTTGGATTAGCTCCCATGATTAACCTAATAAAGTTTTGTATCCTAAATTTGCTGGTTCATTAACACCAGTCACAGATGTTAAAAGAGTACCGCCTTTAAATTTATTTTTTTTCTTAGATTTTTTACCTTCATCTCCAGGCTGAGTTGTTTCTGGATCATTAGGTTCAACTGGTAAACCTATATCTCCCATAGGTGGTCTAGGTGTTATGTCTGGACTTGGAGATGGCATAGGCATAGGCGTTGAAATTAATTTATCTTCTATTTTTTTTTGTGGTTCTGGTGGTTTGCTTTTTGATCTTAAAAATCCCATATTATTATCCTAATAAACTTTTTGTGTTAATATTTGCTTGTGTTTCATCACCCATCATTGATGTTAAGATGGTAGAAGTTCTTCCTTTTTTTCTTTTCGTTTTTTTTACTTGATCTTGACCAGCATCAATCACATCTTCATCAGATTCATCTGGTGCGTCTGGTAGTGGTGGTACCTCTGGTATAGGTGGTAGTGGTGTTGTTTTTGGTCTTAGAAATCCCATTTAATTTGCTCCGAATACTTGATAATTATTTTCTGCTTTTAGTTGAGGTGCTTGTTTTCCTTTTGTACCTTCTGTTAAAGAAACAGCTGCTACTCTAAGGCTGTCACAAATATGTGAACTCCAATCGTGTACTGGTTTGCTAAATAATTTATTATTAACATTCCATTTACGATGGTAATGGCGAAGTGCATCTATCACTATCTCACATTGTTTTTGATCAAAATAACATCTTGATAACAACATGGATGTCATGTGGATGCCTTCTTCGACAGATAGTTTCGGTGCAACCTTAAACCGAATACCTAACTGATAAGCAACTTCTCTTCTGGTCATACCATTAGAAAAATCGTGTTGTTCTATATCATGGGGTGCAAAATGCTCTCCATAAACATATTCTCTATTTTTTATATCTTTAATAAAATAAGGTAGACCTTCGCCACTTTGAACCAGGCTATCTATAAAATAGATCTGTCTGCCTATCTCTTGAAAGAATATTATACTGGTACTATCACTATAACCTATATCCCAGGCTGTATGTACTGGATACCCAGGGTCATAACTAATATTAGTAATGTTTCCTTGTGCATCTAACTTATCTATTATTTTTCCGTATATGGTACCAGAGATAGAAGCAGAGAAGTCACATTCAAACTCTTGACGATACTCTTCTTCCGTCATGTTTTTTCTTAACTGGTTTAGTTCGAACTCATCTATAATACCAGTTTCACTTGCTTTAAAGACCTTACAGTACCATGCTGGGTCTGCGTTAGCCTTCTTATACAAGTCATACAAATAATTTCTTGTCGATAACGGAGTTCCAATAAATAAACATTTACCTTTACGATCTGATAAAGCTGGAAGAATTACTTTAGGAAAGACTTCTTCATCAATCAGCTGCACTTCATCCATCACTACAAGATCATAATAATTACCACGCAGAGCATCTGGATTAGCATCGATACCATAAAGGGTTATCCTGGCACCATTGGGAAAGTCACATCGCAGTTCGGTTTCGTTATATTTGATGCCAGGAATTTCTTTAGTGAATTGTTTTATGTAATCCCAGGCTATCGACTTAGCTTGTCGAAATGTCGGAGCTACATAAGCCATTCTAATATTAGGCATGGTATGCGTGAAGGCATACTTAATCATGTGATTAATTCCAGCCATACTTTTGCCACCTCGTCTGTGCATTATGACAACGCTAAATCTAAAGTTCTCCAAGGCATCATGGATTTCTCTTTGTGGTTGTCGAGGCGAGTAGGGTATTAAAATCTGTTTTGCATTTGCCATTAATGAACTGTCTTTGATAATAGATTTTGATCTGGCATCGTAGAGAACAAACCCAAGAGTGAGTTAAGATTATTTATAAATTCGATTTGTTCTTCTTTACTTTGAAACTTTGTAAACTCTATGGTGACCTTCAAGGATTTATCATCGTAGTAGATGATCGATTGAATTTCGTTCATGTGTGTGTGAGTGTCTGATTTGGGTTATTTATATATATACGCAGAGCCAGGTGGTTTTGGGGGGGTACCCCCCTCGCACTTTTGCAGAAAACCTTTATGTATCAACGATAAATATTATTACGAGCTACGCTACGCCAGGCATATCAGTTATGACAACTGTTTTTATTGCTGATAAACAATAATAATTTAAACAAACTGCCGATATGCTACCGATATATGCTCGCACTTCATGTCGTGTGCGTGGAACCATCCGTGTCCTCTGTTAATATTGGGTCTTTACTTGCCTTCGTATCCCATCCAATAGTATAAGCCACTCCTCCTTTATGTTCGTTCACCACCTTGTCGTTATACTGTGGCAGTATCTTAGAAGCTATCCATCGTAGATGTGTGAGCTTCGTGTTCAACAATGTAATGTCTAAGTGTGTCTTGTCTTTTGTAGTAGTCAGCTTCTCCATCTCTTCAAAGCCTTTGTCAAGATTAGTTAAAGCTCCATTCATTCTAGCCTGGGTGACACTGTCTTTGAACTTGTCATCCTTTGACATCCATTCATAGACTGTCGTTAGACTTGGAAACTCCGCTGATGAACAGATCTTGCTTAGTGGTATCCCATTCATCAAGTTTACTTTGATGTCGCTCTTCAATATATCTTTTGATCTGTTCTTCGCTATAGCTTTGGAATTGTTTAAGTTTTGAATAGGCTTTGATTTTACCATCTAATGTTTTAGCTCCAGTAGACATACCACCATGATACTTGCATCGACCATTAGCCAAGGCTTTAGCCTGGCATGGGTTGCCATCATATTTACGAGCAGCACCACAAGTGATCTTGCGTAAAGGTCTTCCTACCATGTTGTGAATTTTATACAGACTGAATCCAGTCTAATACAATCTATATACAATATTGTAGTCTTTGTCGAATTGTTTTTTCATCGTTAGCAACAAAGGTCATCATAAATAAATTGTTTTTACACTTCTTTGATAGTGTGGATCTGTGCTTACCAAAGAGATACTCCATCTTCTTCCAAGGTAGTTTCTTAGCTCGATACCATAGCATCTTGCGTTCATCTTCATCTTTAACATAAGCTATTAAGTCATGCACTAAAGCTAATCGAGTAAGTTGTTTGCCAGAAGGTGGAGGTAGTTTGATATAAGCCTTATCCCATCCATAAGCGAGCCAATCCTTAGGTATATCAACCCATTGTGCTTTATATCCTTTAGGCTTGATGCTCGGTAATCTTCTGGCAGTTCTCATACTTTCTTCGAACCAGCTCCACAATGTGTAGCTGTCAACTTCAATAGTAAATCGCTGTAAATTCTTTTCAGCTCTCATTTACCATTACACATCATCTTAGCGTAGTTCAGTGCTTCAGTGTGTGTTTCTTCATCGTTAAGTTTATCTATCCATTCTGAATAACGATCCCTCGATAGTTTGTATAACATCTGATTACGATACTTATGTTCCATATTCTGATGATAAGTTCTTCCACTATCGACTACTGATCGATACTTCATAGATTTAATCTTTGCTATGTGCTTCACCATATCTTTTATTTCCACGACATTACTCCTCTCAGTTGATTTATTAGTTAATTCATTTAGTTGATTATTAGTAAATTGGGGGATCAGTGCTGATCTATGTTCCGATCTGTTCTGATCTATGTTGCGATCAGTGCTGATCTCTGTTAGGTACTCAACTGATCTATAATCAATGCTGTAATCGTTAGCTCTGCCTGGGTAGCCTTTGACATTACGAACAAGATAACCACAATCAATTAACTTTTTTATTCCTCTTCTAGCAGAGATAAGGGATATGTTGGCATCATCTGCAATGCGTTGTTGAGAGGGAAATAGTTTTCCAGTTTTATTGTTAGCTCTATCTAAAAGATAAAACATCACTCTGCGTGAAGTATCGTTGAGCCGACAATCGGCATTAACGAACTTTAGGAGTTTCCACTTATTGAGGAGCATTGCCTTTTAGCCTGTCTTTCACAATCTTTTTCATAGTTAGTCCACCAAAATTTGTTTTCTTCTATTAGCTTTTTGTAGTGTTGTGCTAAGTCTTTCCAAATAGGGTGAGGTGCATTACTTTTTTTCATTAAAAATCATTCTGTTTTCTGTTAGTTGGAGGGGTATCATTTCGACTATGCAGCCGCCTGGCAGATAGATTTCTGCTCCTCTATCGTTATCTTCTAAGCATTGGGAACGATAAACGATCCAATCCCCAAGTATTTTAGGGTTAGGAACGACATATCCACACTCCATGACATATTTAGCTGAACCATCAAACTTCTCTTTCCAGCCAGTTTCTTCTGTAGGATCACGCCATATAACTAGGTTAATATTCTTGGATTTTTTTACTGCGAGCTTAAAATAGTCCATATAGGTCTAAATTTATCATTAAAAGACCATATATGACCATATACCTATGTTAGAACATTTTAGTAGTTATACATAGACATTCTAGTTCTATTTGTTATCTTGTGTTCGTGAATACAATAAATCATA